TGAACAACCTCATCAAGGTACTTTCTCATCTTGCTATATACTGCTGGTGTAACTTCTACAGATAACATATTTCTTGGAATACCATCAATGTAATCATTCTTGAGTGTTTCAAGTGTTACAATAGCTTCCTCAATAATATCCTGAATTGCTGTTGCTTCTGTAGATGGTGTGAACTGTGTGCCACTAGCAACACATTCTGCAAAGAAAGCTCTATCAAGCTCATTAGCCATCTGCATTGCATGGTTAGCACTTCTTCTTGTAATAAGTCCATCAACACCTAAAAGAGATACATCCTTCTGTTCAACTTCCTCGATAAACTCTCGGTCTGTATCAATAGGAATTGTTACTGGCTTACCTTTTACAAGCTCGCCCTTACCCTTTCCTCTGGCTGTACCATAAGCGTTAGACTTAGCATTAACGAATCTCTTCGCTTCTACTGTGCCTGCTGTTGGGTCTCCAGATAAATCTGTGTTCTTTAACTGTCCTGAGATTGTAGCTTTCTGCACATTCTCAATAACTCCATCGTATGCTTCTGATAAAAGCATCTTACCCTGTGGGTCAAGTAATACTTCTAATGATGTAATTCTTGGCATTTTTTAATCTCCTTTCTAAATTACCAAATTAATGGTCTTTCTTTAGGTTCATCTGCCTTAGGACTAGGTTCATCCTTCTTAGTAGACTTAGAACCAAACATGGGCGGCTTAGGTTCTTCTGTAGTGGTTTCTACTACAAATGCACCTGCATCCTGCTCCTTATAAGCATTTACAAAATCATCAAAGCCTAATATATTGCCATTGTCCATAGTAAGATTCTTTGCTAAAGCATCGCTTAAAAATGCTTTCTTAGCAGAGTTACTTGTAAACTGTAAGCCATTAGTCTTTTCCTTAATAGCAAACTCATAAGCCTGCTTATTAAGCTGTTTCTGATAATCAGCCTGAGCATTAGCATAATTGGTCTTCAGGGTATCAAAATCTGTCTGAAGATTCTTTAATGTTTCTGCATCAGTTCCTGCATCAGCAAGTTTCTGCTTTAAATCTGCAAGGTCAGTATCACGCTGTTTAATATCATCATTATACTTGACTTGTAAAGCATCCCTTTCACTTTCTGCCTTAGTTAGCTTACCATTAAGATTATTGACTTCTGCCTGTGTCTTATAGTTTTCATTAAGCATCTTGTCAAAATCCGCTTTCTTGTCCTCTGGAACTTCAAGCCTAAAAGACTTCAAGATTTCATAAATGTTTTTCATATCGTTGTCTCCTTTAATCTAAAATATTTTTTTAATTCCACTTTCTGGAATATGGATTATTTACATTTTGTATTATACACAAAGTTATCAACAATGTAAATAGTTATCAACAAAGTTATTAACAATTTTTAGAAAGTTATACACATATACACATATTATACACAAAGTTATGCACATTAAAGACTAAAATAAAAGTTATCAACAATTTTATGTTAATAACTATGTTAATATGTTGATAACTATGTTGATAACTTTTATTTTTGTTGATAACTATTATATTGACAATTTAATTGACTTAGGTTTTACCTGCTTTCCTGTATAACCCTGTACATAGGTTCTATCCATCTTAGGAGTTAATCCAGCTTGTCTTGAGACATTATTATAATGCTTTTTTAGTGTTTCCACCCTTGCTTTAGCTTGCTTTGCTAATTCTGTGTCTCCAGAGTTTTCTGCAAATATAGCTTTATCCTTTGCTTTTCGTATTGCTGTTTCAACCTTTCTTTGAACCTGTGTAGCTTGGTACTTAGTCATTTCTTTTCCATCTATAGTTACTGTCTGCTCACTGTTGGCTTTATAGGAAGCTAATTCTTCATCTGTATAAGCTGGTTTAGATATACCCAGAATAATTGGAAATATTGCGTGTTTACAATTACAAGTTGATATCTTCCTGCTTAAAGCACCATTAACTTTAGCAAACTCTTCCTTGCTAAACTGCTTTCCTTGAATATCTATATGGTCAGTGGCACATAAAGCATGTACAGTAACCTCTACACCATCTGCACCAAACTCTTTTCCAACTTGCTCTCTAATACCATTATTAACTTCTCGAACACCATCTAATACATTCATACGAATAGCACTATCTAATCTCCTTGTCTGTCCACTTGCATATGTGATTCTTAATCCTTCATCAGCATTTCTTACAAGTGGGGAAAGAGATGTGTCTGTAAGCTGTGTTCTTATAAGCTCGTCATAGGAACCTGTTCCACTTACTATAGCATCTATAGCCGTATCCACTAAATGTTTATAAGGTTCATATAAGGCTGTTGTATTCGATAGATTAACAAATGTATTAGCTGTAAGCTGTTTCATACTTTCTAAATACTGTTGTATTGTTGTATTCTGTTCAAATGGCACTTGTGCTATTCCTCTCGCAGTATATAACTTATAAGTATCTCCATATAAGGACATTCCACTCATATCATAGATTTGATATAGTTCCTCAAGTGTTCTTCCTGTTTCCTGTGCCAGTAAATAATTAATAGTATCAATATTCTGTTGCATTTTAGTCATCTGTTGTAGACGATAAATATTAGAAGGAGATAGCTGTCCTATCTCCTTTATCTGTTTAGCCATTAGTTTTATATAATGCGTGTTAATGGCTTCAAATCTAGCCGCTACAATGTAGGAATAATCTGTTAATTTAGAATCAGAAAGCATTTAATCACTCCTCTTTTTCTTGTTTAGTCTGTTTTTCCTTGCTTGTCTCATCATCTATGCCATTGTTCTCAAGTGTTGTAGAAGGCATACCTGAGAATATATCATTTAATTGCTGTTGCTGTGCTTCTTTTTCCATATTAGCTATTTCTTCTTTAGCCTTTTCTAATGGTTCTCCCTTATACCAAGCTCTTATCTCGGCCTTGCTTATAATGCCTTCACGCTTGAGATTAAGCTGTTGTTCAAGCTCTGTATCTGTATCAGTAAGTATGCTATCCTGCCACTCAATGATAGTATCATAATCACCTTCTGGAGCAAGATTATACAAAGATACTAATACATTAGTCGCATACACAATATCCTTGATAGCCTTTTCCATAGCTTCCTGAATAGCTGATACTGTTATATATGTTCTCTGTTTTAACAACTTTAATTCTGTAGCTGTTCTTGCTTCACTTTCCACCTGTGATAATGTACCTCTTGCAAGTCCTATAATATCCTCAATCTTACAAAGGTAAGCATTAAGTCCATTGATATAATTAGCATCTCTAAGAGCTGGAGCCCACGCATTATAGGTATTATCGTTTCCTAAATCAATTTTTCTATATAATCTTTGTTGGCATCTATCCATCTGTATCTGTGTACCAAAATAATCTTTTGAATATTGTACTGCATTAGGGTCTATATCAATTGCAAGCTGTCCTCCATCGTATTCCCAATCCAATCTTGAGAACTGTTCGTCTGCTTTTCTTATTAACTTAGTCGCTGGACTGAATATGGATATTCCGAGTGGACTATTAAGGTCAATGTTATTAGCTGTTGGGACTTTGAAATATCCATACATAGGCTTCTCCACATTCTCAATAGACACATATGGTTCTAAATTAGCCCACTTATCTACCTCTGTTAATGGAATCTCATTTCCTAAATCCTGCTCAACTGTATCATCATCTTTATCAACAACCTTCGCTCTATAAGCTGTGTTGGTTACTATAATCTTATGTTCAGATGCAATAAACTCTTGTCTTTCAATCTTGGTATACACATAATCAGCAGTCGTGAAAGAATCATAGAAAGCTATATCTATGATATTTCCATCATCATCAAAAGCTATAGGATAAAACTCACCTTGATAACAATAATCATAATATACATCGTTATTGCTAAAATATGGCTTGATAATCATACCACCTAATGCTAAAGCCTTTTCCATTGCCTGTGGAAGCTGTTTTAAAAATCTCTTAGTATATATTTCATTCAAGTATTTAGCTCTTGTATCTATTACTTCCTCGACTTGCTTATCTTCGTCTGCTACATCATCACTAACTCCAGGCTCACTTATATGTGTTTCAAGCTCACTCAATACTTGCTGTTGTAATTCCTTACATATCTGCTTGGCAAGTCCTAAAGAATATATTCCAGCATCATCATCAAGCCAAGGTGGGTTGTCTTTATACATCTGTCGCCATAAATCAATTGCGTCCTGCATATCCTGTGATATTGTATCTATAGATATACTTAATGCCGCTTTTATATCTTTAGTGGCAAACATCTTATTCAATGCTTCCTGAATAAGTCTTAATAATCGTTTAATCATATTTTCTGCTCCTATTCTGTATAATCTAAAGCTTCGTTATGTTCTTTATCAGATTGTAATTTATCTAAATACATTTGTAAATAGTTTATACACTTCTGTAAATCTTGTTCTGTAGAATTGTCTTTCTTATTGCCATTGCGGCATAAATATCTGAGAGCTGTTCCAAGATAAAATCCATCTTGAAAATTCCAGTTATTCTTCTCTCCCCAAGCATTAATAACTTTCACACATTCATAGGGATTATCTTTACCTCCATAATAACTTGTATGTTTACCAGCTTTATATTCTGCATCAATATTTTTACTCATTTTAACTCCAACACCTCTTTAAATGTTTTATTTATCTTATTCCATTGCTTAGCTATCCAATCAACTAATACTTCATCCATACAGTAATCCGATAAACCTGCTTCAAATAAGAAAGCGTGTATTATCTCGTGACGCATAACTTCCTTGTACCTTGCTTCCTGTTCATATACAGGACTATCCTTATCTAACATATTAGACACATCTTTTATATAGATTATTTTAGAATATAAGTTTGTTTCTCCGTCTAAATCTCTAGTGATTAATTCCTGTGTGGTATTAGCGTCCTGCATTATTATATAATCTGTTCCTAATATAGATATTTTATACATCATCAAGCTCCTTTCCTTCTCCAAACTGGTTCCATTGCATATCTTGTCATATCAATACTATGGTTGTCTTTATCTGGATATGCAGATGTTGGATTTCCTTCTTTATCTAATTCATACTCATATTTTTTAAATTCTTCCTTGGTGTGTGGACATCTTCTAGGGTCTATAACAATTTTAACAAGAGATTGTAACCACTTCATTCCATAACGAACACTTCCTGGACCTTTTTCCGCTGGACGTGCATTAATACCATAACTTCTATAATCACTAACAGACTTTTCTTCCGCACTATCGCAGGTTACAATATCATATTTAGATAACTTGTAATCTTCTATTAATACTTTAGCTGTATCGGCATTCTTCATCTTGTTAGTTCGGAATTCCTCAAATATATATAATGTCATTCTTGCACTGTCATAGTACATACATCCATAATGGAATGGGTCAGGATACCAGCCCCAGTCAACTCCTCTATACAACTTATCCCATTTAGCAATCTCTTTATCTGTAATCTCTCTAATCTCAAGGTTATCAAATACTTCTGTTCCATTGCCTACAGGGATTCCCATATATTCATGTTCATATGCTCTTGGATTAACCAGCTTCAGCCATTCAGCATCATCTATAAACTGCTTTCCTAGCCACTCTTTAGGAGCTTGTAAGTATGTTGTATGAGATACTAATGTATCAGGTCTTAGCTTCTCTTTTTCTATAAAGTCATTAGCCCAGTTATTTCTTGATTTAGGAGGGTTCATAGATTTAAAAACAATGAACTTATTTCCGCCCCTGATAACAGACTGTTGAACCTTTCTTATTTCTTCTTCACCTGCAAATTCATCAAACTCCTCAAACCACAGATAAGCTATATATCCAAAGGGTACTTTTATAGATTTAGATTTCTGAGCTTTGTCTAATCCTTTAAATATAATTCGCTGTCCTGTAGGAAGATATTCTGCCCTCATAGGTGATTTAGTCATTTTCCATAAATGTGACACACCCAATTTATCAATAGCCCATTCAATCTGAGCATATACAGAAGTCTCTAATGTATCTCCAACTTTTCTATATACAACGGCGTGCTGTTTATTGTTCTCGGGTTTCATCATATTATGCACAATCTCTATAGAGACAAAAGAAGACTTCAAAGAGCCTCTTCCACCTTCTAAGTCATAATATGTATGCTTACCATTTTTAATATCATTGTGAATGGAATAAAAAGCTGGACCTATACAGTTAGTTAAAGACTTACCTTTAATCTTCTTCATCTTCCACCTCTGCATCATCTGGAATATCATCTATAATAGTAACTGCTGTATTAATTTCCAGTTTCTTAGCTTTATTATCTAATCTATCAGCTAAAGCATTAGCCGCCTTTGTTCTTTCCTGTAATGATGGTTCCATATCAAAGCTATCTTTCTCTTCACCTCTCATTACTCGTGTAAGATATTCCATTACTTCTTCAATATTGGCTATCTTGTCGGATTGTATACGTTCCAAAACTGCATCTATGTATTCTCGTACTCTATGATTTTTTAATAAATTGCAACCTTGTACACTTGCGGTTTTAGCACTATAACCTGCACTAATAGCTGATTGTGTTATATTATGATTTTCTACATAATTAAGAGCAAAAGACTGTTGTTTTTGATTAAGATGTTTTTTAGCTTCTTTTTCTCTATCTGTTTCTTTAGTCATTATTCTTCACCTCTTCCCATATTTCCTGTAGTTGTCTTATTACTTTTATTTGACTGGCTGTTCTTATTAATGTTTTATTATTTCTTACTACTGTGTACATTGTTATATATCTATCTTGTTCTGTAGAATAGAATTGATTTGTATTAATACATAATATTAT